TACGAATGGTAAATAATAAGGTCAGTAGGTTTAATTAACCTTTTGGTAGCAAGCATGGTTTCTCTCAGGGTTCGACTCCCTGACTTGCTATTCGATTGTATTGGCATAATACCGGTGCATGGAAAAATATTTAAATTATTTATTAGTCAGTTTACGCTGGCTATTTTTATATTGAGGTGAATATTATGAAAAAGTTTATTCAGGTTTCTATCCCTGTTATTCCATATTTTTGCTATACTGATAATAGTGAGAATAAAGGAGAAAATATTATGGATATTAATGACCCTATCATTGTTCAATTAGGAGTTAGGCTAGCAGAAGTAACTGCTAAGAATACAGCATCCGCAGTATTCGGAAAGATAAAGGCAGTTAAATCGGAGCATGATAAAGATAAAGTAATTGCAGAGATGCAAGACTTAGTTCATGAGTTGTTGGATGAAAAGCAAGAATTAGAGCTTATTGCTAAATCCTATGAAGAAGAACTTGTTACTCAAAAATTAAAAAAATCAGATTTGGATTTTGTGGTTCAAACAGTATTACCAGCTATAAAAAATTTTATGGGTAAAGCATCTGGTGATGAAGAAGAATTCAAAAATAACATTAAGAGTATTGAGGCATTGGAACCACTATTATCACTAGATACTTTAATGGTCCTTCAAACATTAGGGTTTAATTATAAAAAAGGAATTGGGGAGCCTCTTACAAATTTAACAAGTAACTTGATCAACAAAGTACAAAATAATAATCAGAACAGGCTCATGGAATTGAATGCAGAAAGAGAAATCGAGTATTTCAAGTTGCTTCAAGATTCGGAAGCTTTTGAAAGATTTAAAGCTATGAATGGTATTAGCGAGTAACCAAATTATTATATTTTATTACAGGTTGTCCACTGGGTAGCCTTTTATTATTGGAAAGGAGATTAAATGCCGGTATTAGAAAATGCAAGACATGAAAAGTTCGTTCAATGCCTAATTTCTGGCATGAGCCAACGAAAAGCATATAGAGAAGCTATTAAACAATCCAAAAATTGGAAAGATGAAACAGTAGACTCTAAGGCATCTAATTTGTTTAAAACTGATAAGGTTCGGACAAGGTATAAAGAACTTCAAGAAGAAGCTCAAGATGCTGCTATAATGACTCGTAAAGAGCGAATGGTCACTCTATCAGAGATAGCTAAAAATGCTGAAAAAGAAGCTGACATGATTAAGGCAATTGACACCCTTAATAAAATGGATGGTGATTATACAAGTAAAGTTGAATTATCTGGATCAGTCAAAATCAATCCTTTTGTAGACCTATCAACAGAAGAACTTAGAAAGTTGGCGAGTCGTGATGGATAAAATAGCGCTAGGGGCAAAAATCGAGCTGTCCAAGCGCTTTTTCTTTGATTACTGTAATCTCATCATGCCAAGCTTTTATAAACGTGATAGAGCTTATCTGGTGACGATGTGCGAAGAGTTTCAGTCATTTCTAAATGATGATGAACACGATGTTTTAGTTTTAAATCTTCCGCCGCGTCACGGGAAGTCTCTCACGCTCGGTAAATTTGTAGAGTGGGTACTTGGTAATGATCACACGAAGAAAATCATGACTGGGTCATATAACGAAACATTATCTACAGTCTTTTCTAAAAATGTTCGTAATACACTTCAAGAAGAAAAAGCAGATGAAAACAAAATTGTTTACTCTGATATTTTCGATGCTGCAATAAAGTATGGAGATGCTGCGAAAAACCTTTGGAGTTTGTCAGATGGCTATAACAACTATTTGGCAACCTCACCAACAGGTACTGCAACAGGTTTCGGTGCTGATATTATTATCATTGATGATGTTATCAAGAATGCTGAGGAAGCTAACAATGCGACAATCTTAGAAAAACATTGGGATTGGTTTGTAAACACTATGCTTTCACGTTTGGAATCAGGCGGTAAAATCATAATCAATATGACTCGTTGGCATAGCGAAGACTTAGCTGGACGGGCTTTACGTGAATTGCCTAAGAATGGTTACCGAGTAAAGCATATTAATTTCAAAGCTTTCAACGAACAAACGAATGAAATGCTTTGTGATGATGTTCTGACTCTTGAAGATTATAAGCGCAAGGTAAAAACAATGGGTGCTGATATTGCCAGCGCCAACTACCAACAAGAGCCGATTGATGTCAAAGGTCGTTTATATAGTGATTTTCAAACTTACAACGCTCGTTCAGAGTATAAAAAGATTTGGAACTATTGCGATACTGCAGATACTGGGAAAGACTATCTCTGTTCGATTGTGTGGGGTGAAACCTCAGACGGCTTTGCGGATGTACTGGACATTATTTACACTCAAAAGCCGATGGAATACACAGAAAATGCTGTGGCCAATCAATTAATTAATAACAGAGTAAATGCATCAAGAATCGAGCGCAATAACGGCGGTCGGTCTTTTGCTCGTTCTGTCAGAGATAAGATTCAAGGCAAAGTTGCTTGTGCTGTAGAAGATTTCTTCCAAGGAAATAATAAAGAAGCCCGAATTTATTCCAATAGTTACTGGATAGAACAGCATGTCCGATTTCCCAATGACTGGCGAACTCGTTTCCCAGAATACTATCAAGCAATGACGACTTATCAACGTGAAGGTAAAAATAAACACGATGATGCACCGGATGCAACAACTGGGATTGCTGAGACAATGAGCAGTAAGCGAATAAAAGCCGGGTTAAAATCATTTAAAATATAAAGGAGATTTCTAATTGAAACACAAACCACCTAAATTAATGACATTTCCAAAAGATGAACCAATTACAAATGAAGTGGTCACAAAATTTATTGAAAAACATAGATTAGAAGTTGCTCGGTATGAGTACTTAAAAAATATGTACCGTGGGATAATGTCCATTGATGATGAACCAACAAAAGACCCTTGGAAACCTGACAATCGTTTAGCTGTTAACTTCACCAAATATATCGTTGATACTTTCACGGGTTACTTCAATGGGATTCCAGTTAAAAAGTCTCATTCAGATAAAGAAATACTTTCTAAACTACAAGAGTTTGATAATTTGAACGACATGGAAGATGAAGAGTCAGAGCTTGCAAAGATGGCTTGTATTTATGGTCGAGCTTTTGAACTCTTGTATCAAGATGAGGAGACTCGGACGAATGTTATTTATAACAGCCCTGAAAATATGTTCATGGTTTATGATGACACGATTAAACAAGAACCTTTGTTTGCGGTGCGTTATGGTTATGATGATGACTATAAATTGTATGGGGAAGTTTATACCAAAGAAACAACCTATGCTTTGAATGGAACCATGGGATTTTACAATATGACTGAACAAGCACCGAATCCTTTTGATGATTTGCCAGTTGTAGAGTTCTATTTCAACGAAGAACGAATGAGTATCTTTGAATCTGTTATTTCATTAGTCAACGCTTTTAACAAAGCAATTAGTGAAAAAGCAAATGACGTTGATTATTTCAGTGATCAGTATTTGGCTTTCATGGGAGCAGAAATAGACGAAGAAGATGCTAAAAATATCAGAGATAATCGCCTAATTAATTATTATGATAAGAATCAGAATAATCAAAGTGGTTCTGCTTCAAAAGTAGATGTCAAATTCTTAGAAAAGCCTGATAGTGATTCTCAAACAGAAAATCTATTGGACCGACTAACTAAATTAATCTTCCAAACAACAATGGTTGCGAATATCTCTGATGAATCTTTCGGGTCATCAAGTGGTGTTTCGTTAGCTTACAAGCTTCAAGCAATGAGTAACCTAGCTTTGTCATTTCAACGCAAGTTCCAATCTTCTTTGAATAGTCGTTATAAATTATATTGTGAGTTAAGTACGAATGTTTCAAACCGTGATGCTTGGAAAGATATCGAGTACACTTTTACAAGGAATGAACCAAAAGATATTAAAGAGCAAGCTGAGACCGCTAATATTCTTATGGGAATTACTAGCCAAGAAACAGCTTTGAGTGTCATTTCTGTTATTCCAGATGTTCAAGCTGAAATGGAAAAAATCAAAAAAGAAGGTTCTTCTATACCTATGTTTGACCAGGACAAGCAAGCTAGTGAAAAGGGAACAGTAATTCCTGAAGCGAAAGAGGAGGTAACCAATGCCCAAGGTTAAAGTTGAAGCTGTAGTTAAGCAGCGACTGTTTTACAGATTTAGTATTATAAAAATAAGATTTATCTTTTTTTTCAATAAGCAACTTGCATCTAAGATGGCAGAGGAATTGATTAAAGATATTGAATGTAATTTCAAAAAATACTTTCTGTGCAAGGTCAAAACGCCAAAGGAGTGACTTATGAAAACTCCTGATTATTGGAAAAAACGTGAGAAAGCTTGGCAAGAGCAACAAATCAAAGATGATACCAAACGCATGAAGCAAATCATGGATAAGCTATTTGAAGCTCAAGAAGCCATTCAAAAAGAAATCAATGCCAACTGGCAGAACTTTGCGAATGGTCAAGGAATTTCTATTAGTGAAGCCATGAAACGTGCGGATAAGATGGATGTCAAAGCATTTTCCAATAAAGCTAAGAAATACGTAGAAGAAAAAGACTTTTCACATCAAGCAAATCAAGTGTTGAAACTTTATAACTTGACCATGAGAGTGAATCGTTTAGAACTTCTGAAAGCAAATATTGGTTTGGAACTGATTGCTGTATTTGATGACTTGGACAAATATTTCTCAAATAATTTGACTGGTGCAGCTCTCACAGAATTTGAAAGACAAGCCGGAATTCTTGGTTTAAGCGTTCCAAAGAAAGGCTATAACAGTTTAATTGAATCAGTTCTTAATGGAAGTTATAAAGTCGAAGGATTTGCCAGTTTCTCTGACAAGCTTTGGCAATATCAATTTGAATTGAAAGCCGACATTGAAAAACTTCTCATACGGTCAGTGACTGGTGGAATCAATCCAAAGGCACTGGCCCCACAACTTAAAAGGCTGATGACTGAACAAGGAAAGCTTAATGCCACTTACAATGCACAACGATTGCTTGTGTCAGAAACAACGAGAGTTCAAACGGCTATTCAAGAAGAAAGCTATAAAAAAGCTGATATTGAAAGTTATGAATATATTGCTGAACCATCAGCTTGCCCTATCTGTGGTGCGTTGAATGGTAAAATATTCAAACTTAAAGATATGTCTCCTGGTATTAATGCACCTAACATGCATCCGTTCTGTAGATGTAGCACGGCACCTCATGTTGATGATAAAGATTTCTGGGATGATTTACTTGATAGAAAAGTAATCAGCCAAGACGAATACAAGCAAGCTTTTGACGATAGAGCGGAAGCCGACAAAGCGATTGAAGAATTGCGCAAAAAATATCTGAAATAATGTGATATTTAATTATTTTTGATAATATTAATATCATGAATACAAAAAATAACTCAGACACTACGGAAAAATTAGGCCAAATACTTGAAGGTATATTTGATTGTTCCGTGACTAATGTCAAAGACGCAACGGATTTACTACAGAAAAATGGTTTTAAAAAAGGGGAAGTAATAGTACCGAGTTCTGGAAAAAGGTCTAAAATTGGTATTTATATCTTTGAGGCAAATACTGTTTTGGACGCAGATTTTGATGATTATTGGAGACTGAGACAAGAAAGCAATAAAGTGCCTAAGTTAAATACTGATGAAAAAAGAAGTAAAGAAATATTATATGTTGGGAAATCGACAAGTAAAGGGGTAATTTCTAGAATCAATCAACACTATAAAAAAATCACACAGGATGTCTCCACTTATGCATTAAAGCTTGAAGATAAAAAACTTTGTAAATATAAGATTAAATGCCATTACTATGAGTTCAAACAAGATGACAAAAAATATTGTAATGCTATAGTCGCCATATTTGAACAACTTTTACATGATAAGTTACAACCTAGAGTAGGGAGCTCTAGATAATAAAAAATATAAACCGTCTGGAATTACAGTCGGTTTTTCTTATGTCCAAGCATGATGACTTTAAAAGCTTCGGAAGTGCAAGCATTTATCCACGTTAAAAGATATGGAAGGAGCATCAAAATGAAACATAAACAACTTTTACCACTTAATTTGCAGCACTTTGCAGAGGGTGGACCAGGGGAAGTTCCAGGAGGACAAGAGACACCAGCAGAATTTAACGCTGATAATCTTACCGACGAGCAGTTATCTGTTATCAAAGAAAAATTTGGATTCAAGGATGATGCAGATGTTGATAACATCGTTAAATCAAAACGTTCACGCTGGCAACAAGAGCTTGATGCTAAAAAAGCAGAAGCTGAAAAGCTAGCCAAAATGAATGCTGATGAAAAAGCAGAACATGAACGCAAAAAACTTGAAGAAGAACTTGCAGAGTATAAACGTCAAGACGATTTGCGCGAAATGTCAAAAGTTGCGAGTGAAATGCTAAAAGAAGAACAAGTTCGCTCAACTGATGATGTTCTTAAATTCTTGGTATCAGAAGATGCCGATCAAACTAAAGCTGCAGTAAAAACTTTTGTGGAGTACATGAAAGAAACACGCAAGCTTTGGGAAGTTGAACGTAATACTGGAGTTACTCCAAAAAATGTATCAGGTAATGTCCGTGCTGGCTCAACCTCACAAATCGCACAAAGTCAACAGGAATTAAATCAATTCCGTATCACAAAGTAGGAGACAAAACATGAATAAACAATTATTAAAACTTAACTTGCAACACTTCGCAAGCCCTGAAACAACATTTAATCCAGATAATGTTACAATGCAATCCGCAAAAACTGGGGCGATTCCAATTAATCAATCTACTGACATTATCACTCAAGTAAAAAATGGCTCAGCAGCAATGCGTTTGGCTAAAGCTGTCCCAATGACAAAACCGATTGAAGAGTTTACCTTTATGACTGGTGTTGGAGCTTACTGGGTAGGAGAGGGTGAACGTATTGAAACAAGCAAACCAACATTTGCCAAAGCCCAATTGACTTCTAAAAAAATGGCAGTCATTATCCCAACGACAAAAGAAAATCTCAATTACTCAGTTACAAACTTCTTTGAATTGATGAAAGCAGAAATTGCTGAAGCCTTTTACAAGAAATTTGACCAAGCTGTTTTTGGTGGAATTGAAAATCCATATCAATTTAGCGTACTTAAAGCTGCAACTGCTGCCGGTAATGTAGTTCCTGAAACTAAAAACAAGTATGATGACTTTAACGATGCGATTGCTTCGATTGAAGATAATGACTTGGAACCAAATGGAATTGCAACAACACGTTCACAACGTCGTAAATATCGTGCTACTAAAGACGGTAATGGTCTTCCAATCTTTAATACAACAACTTCTAATAATGTTGATGACATTCTTGGCTTACCAATTGCTTACACTCCAAAAAGCTCATTTGGGACTGGTGCAGATGTCCCTCTTGAATTAGTGGCTGACTGGAATTATGCATATTACGGTATTTTGAAAGGTATCGAATATGAAATCCTTACAGAAGCTACTCTTACAACTGTTGTAGACGATAACGGAGACGCTATTAACTTGGCTGAACGTGACATGGCTGCAATCAAAGCAACTTTTGAACTTGGATTCATGACAGTTAAAGATGAAGCCTTTGCTGTAGTGACAGCCCCAAAAGCGTAGCCCCCACAAGTGTAACGTTAAATAAAACAACGTTATCACTTGTAGTTGGGGCAAACGAAACATTGACAGCAACTGTCTTGCCAGAAGATGCAGAGGATAAAACAGTAACCTTTACTTCAAGCGACCCTACAATTGCTACGGTAACACCGAAACAAGGAAATGTAGTTGGTAAAGCTGCAGGTACAACAAAAATTACTGGAACAACAGCTAACGGATTAACTGTTACATGCGATGTTACCGTAACTGCTGAATAATTCTGATAAAAGGAGTTGCTTATGGCTATCACTGATGATTTAAAAAAGCTTTTGGGCGGTTCATCGGATGAGCGCTTGGAAGTAATCGAAAAACGCACTCGTGAACGTCTACTGCTTATTCTTGGTTCTGACCTTATAGAAATACCGCCAGAACTAGAATATGTTGTTTTGGACGTTTCCTTGAAGCGTTTTAATCGTATCGGTCAAGAAGGCATGCAGTCCTACTCACAAGAAGGATTAAGCATGACTTTTTCAGAATCTGATTTTGATGAGTATGCCGATGAAATTGAATCATGGCGAAAATCAAAAGAAACTGAGGGCGATAAGAAGATAGGGAGGTTCAGATTGTATTGAGATATTTAGATGAAGTTACTTTTATCAAAGAATCGCCTGACTCCCACTATGACCCCGATTTGGGCGAATGGGTTGAAAAAGAACCAACTCGAATAGTATTTAGTGTAAATATCACTGATATTGGAACTGACAGAAGTGTAAAAGTTTTTGGAGATATTAAGCAAGGGGCAAAAGTCATGCGAATGATGCCCCTTTTTGTGATGCTAGAATATGATTACATTGAGTTTGATAATAAAAAGTGGGCTTTAACAACCTATCGCAATCCAAGTGAGCGAAACACTTTTATTTTGCAGGAGGTAAGCCAATGAAATCTAGCTTATCCATAAAAGGGATTGACCAGCTTGTAAAGCATTTGGATAAAGCAGCCTCTTTAAAGGATGTTCAACAAGTTGTAAAAATAAATGGTGCTAAGCTTACTAAAACAATGCAACAGAACGCAAGCTTTAAAGGACATTTTGAAGGAGATGACTTTGTTTATCCTACTGGATTTACAAAGCGCTCAATTTCAATGTGGTTGCACGATGGAGGATTCACAGCTCAAGTAGGGCCCCAAAGTGATTATAGCCCTTACTTGGAATATGGTACACGTAAAATGGCAAAACAACCTTTTGTTGGACCAAGTTTTAATGTTCAAAAAGGTGTTTTCATTAAAGATTTAGAAAGGTTGCTGAAATGATTAAAACTCGAGACCAATCTATTTTTGATGAATTATTCAAACAAATTCAAGCCTTGGGTTATACCGTTTACGATTATAAGCCAATGAATGAAGTGGGCTATCCATTTGTTGAATTGGAGAATACTCAAACCATTCATGAACCAAATAAAACGGATATCAAAGGCACAGTAAGTCTTTCATTATCTGTTTGGGGCTTACAGAAAAAGCGCAAAGAAGTGTCTGACATGGCAAGCAATATATTTAATCAAGCATTAAATATAAGTGCCACAGAGGGCTATTCTTGGGCTTTGAATTCACAAGCAAGTACCATTCAAATGTTGGACGATACAACAACAAATACACCTCTTAAAAGAGCGTTGATTAACTTAGAATTTAGACTAAGATAGGAGATTTAATATGGCAGAATTAATAGCCAAACAGGGTAAAGATATCATCTTGCTCTATCGTTTGCTTAGTAAAGCAACAGAAGAAGCGGCTTGGAAACTTGCTTTCCAAACAGAACACTCGAATGAAAAAACTCGAGATTACAACACTACAGCTACTAAAGATGGACCAGTCGGTGCTCTTGCGGAAGTTGAATACAGCTTATCTGCCACATCTATTGCAGCAAATGGTGACCCACATCTTGACGAAATGGACCAAGTCTTTGATGATGCAGCAATCCTTGAAGTTTGGGAAATTGATAAAGCTGAAAAAGGAACAGACGCTGCAAACAAAGACAAGTACAAAGCGAAATATCTTCGTGCTTATCTTACAAGTTTCTCTTATGAACCTAACTCAGAAGATGCGCTTGAGCTAAGTTTGGAATTTGGAGTGTTTGGTAAGCCCCAAAAAGGCTATGCCACACTCACTGATGAGCAAGCTGATGTTGTTCAGTATGTCTTCAAAGATACAGTAAAAGAAACTACGGCAGAGAATAAATCAACAAAATAAGAGAGGGAAACCTCTCTTTTATTTTTTTAAGGAGAAATCAAAATGGAATTAACAATTAATGACAAACAATATGAATTCAAATTCGGAACCAAATTTGTCAGAGAACTTGATAAACTTTTCCCAATTATGCAAGAAGGCATCGCATTTGGTATGGGTCTTTCAGCGAAATTTATTCCAGAACTTAAATCAGCAAACATAAACGCTTTGGCGACTATTTTATATATTGCAAATCGTACTGAATCACCAAAAGTATCTCAAGGAGATATTGATGATTTCATCGATGAATGTGAAGACATTGAAAAACTATTTGATGATGTTTTGAAGGAACTTTCTGAAAGTAATGCGGGAAAGATGGCAATGAAAATGATCGAGGAGCGAGTGAAAAAAGCAGAGAGAAACAATTAAGTTCAGAAGCTGTTTATGATGAAATGTTGCTTAATTCATTGCGATATTTTGGATTTGTTGATCTTCGTGATTTCGAGCGAATGACTGTTAAAGAATATGGAATTAGGATGACTGCTGTAGCATTGAAAAAGTTAGACCAGCATGAATTTATTCATAGACAAGCTTGGGCGAATTGGCAAGTCCAGTCTACTAAAACGCAAGGGAGGAAGGAAATACCCGTTTATTCTACCTTCAAGAAATTCTTTGACAAAGAAAAAATTGAAAATGAAATCAGGGGTATTAAAAAGCCTTCTCAAGACAAGAAACTCGTTCAACTCGTGAAAAAAGCAAATAAGTAGGAAAGGAGGAAAAATATGGAATCTTTTAGTGTACAAGCCTATTTGAAGGCTACTGATAATAATTTTGTTAGTACGTTTAAAGATGCTGCTAAACAAGTTCAAAACTTCCAAAATAATACTAATAGTACGATGTCTACAGTAGGTCAAGTTGCTACATCAACAGGTAAAACGTTGACTAAAGCAGTTACGGTTCCTATTGTGGGAATTGGGGTTGCTGCCGCAAAAGTTGGTGGCGATTTTGAAGCTCAAATGAGCCGTGTTAAAGCCATTTCTGGTGCAACAGGTTCATCTTTTCAGGAACTTAGACAACAAGCAATTGACTTAGGAGCAAAAACGGCATTTAGTGCGAAAGAGTCAGCTGCAGGCATGGAAAATTTAGCCTCAGCCGGCTTTGATGCAAAAGAAATCATGGAAGCTATGCCAGGGCTTCTCGACTTAGCTGCTGTTTCTGGCGGTGATGTTGCACTGGCTTCTGAAAATGCTGCTACTGCTTTAAGGGGATTCAATTTAGATGCTAGTCAATCTGGCCACGTTGCCAATGTATTTGCTAGAGCTGCCGCAGATACCAATGCAGAAGTCGGAGATATGGGAGAAGCGATGAAATATATCGCTCCTGTTGCTAACACAATGGGGCTTTCTCTTGAAGAAACAGCTGCTGCAATTGGTATTATGTCGGATGCTGGTGTAAAAGGTTCACAAGCTGGTACTACACTTCGTGGTGCATTATCTCGTCTTGCAAAACCAACTAAACCAATGATTGAAAAAATGCAAGAATTAGGTGTTTCATTCTATGACGCATCAGGAAAAATGATTCCTTTGAAAGATCAGATTTCAGTTCTGAAAAAATCGTTCACTGGACTAACGCAAGAACAAAAGAATAATGCTTTAGTAACTTTATACGGTCAAGAATCACTTTCAGGTATGGTCGCTTTAGTTGATAAAGGGCCAGATGCACTTAGTAAACTAACAACCTCATTGCAAAATTCTGACGGTGCTGCAGATAAAATGGCTCGAACTATGCAGGATAATATGAATTCATCATTAGAACAAATGATGGGAGCATTTGAGTCAGCCGCAATAGTTATTCAAAAGATTTTAGCTCCAGCAGTAAAACAAGTTGCTGATGCTGTTTCAGGGTTAGTTGATAAATTTGTCTCTGCTCCAGAGCCTGTACAAAAAATGATAGTTACAATTGGACTGATAGTGGCTGCAATTGGACCATTACTGTTAATTGTTGGTAAAGCAATAAAAATATTTCAAACAATGAAAGTTGGATTCCTTGCTCTGAGGAGTGGTTTAGCTCTAATTGGGAGTAGTTTTACTGCTATTTCTTTACCAGTTTTAGGAATAATCGCTGCCATAGCGGCTGTTATAGCTATAGGAATTTTAGTTTATAAAAATTGGGATAAAATTTCTAAATTCGGAAAAGAAGTATGGGCAAATGTGAAGAAATTTGCGTCAGATGCAGCCGAAGGAATCAAAGAAAAATGGGGAGATATTACCCAATGGTTCTCTGATACTTGGAGTAATCTGAAAAGCGGAGCCAAGGGACTTTGGGATGGAACAATCCAAGGTGCTAAAGATGCCGTCGATAGTGTGAAAAATTCTTGGAATGGTATCAAAGAGTGGTTCGCTAATCTTTGGAAAGGTACAACAAGCGGTTTAGCTAGTGCTTGGGATAGTGTAACAACTACCCTTGCACCATTTGTTGAGACAATCAAAACAATATTCCAACCTATGCTTGATTTCTTTAGCGGATTATGGGGACAAGTTCAAACAATCTTTGCTTCAGCTTGGGAAATTATCAAAACAGTCGTTATGGGTCCTGTTTTATTGCTCATTGATTTAATCACTGGGGACTTTAACCAATTCAAAGAAGATTTTACGATGCTCTGGCAAACATTATTTACTAATATCCAAACATTAGTAACTACTTTTGTCCAAATTATCGTTGGTTTCTTTACCTCTTGGGGACAAACTGTTTCTAATATATGGTCAACAGTTGTAGACACAATCCAAAGCCTTTGGGGAGCTTTCACAACATGGGTCATTAATATGGCTAAGTCTATTGTTGACGGAATTGTTAATGGTTGGAATGCCTTCAAGCAAGGAACGATTGATTTATGGAATGCTACTATCCAATGGGTCAAAGATACATGGGCTTCATTTAAACAGTGGGTCGTTGGCTCTGCTAATGCTATTGTAAATGGTGTGAAACAAGGTTGGGAAAATCTTAAACAAGGCACCATTGATTTGTGGAATGGTATGGTTGAAGGTCTCAAAGGAATTTGGGATGGTTTGAAACAAAGCGTGAGTGATTTGATTGATAATGTTGTAAATATCTTCAATACCTTGAAAAACATCAACTTATTAGATATTGGTAAAGCCATCATTGATGGATTTGTCAAAGGGCTCAAACAAAAGTGGGAAGATGGAATGAAATTTATCAGTGGAATTGGCGATTGGATTCGTGAGCATAAAGGGCCAATCCGTAAGGATAGAAAACTTTTAACTCCCGCTGGTAATGCCATTATGACTGGTTTGAACTCCGGTTTAACTGGAGGTTTCCGTGATGTTCAATCCAATGTTTCAGGAATGGGGGATATGATTGCTAATGCAATTAATTCTGACTATTCTGTGGATATTGGTGCAAACGTTGCGGCTGCTAATCGCTCAATCAGTAGTCAAGTTTCTCATGATGTTAACCTCAACCAAGGAAAACAGCCAGCTTATGTAAGCTTAAAACTTGGAAGCCAAGAATATAAAGCTTTTGTTGAAGATATTTCAGGCGTTCAAGGTTGGCAAAACGTCATGATGAATAAATTCTAGTCAGGAGGTAGAAATGTACAAGTTTAGAGATACGACAAAACGGAAGCATTATCGCAACCTTCCTTTTATTCCAACCAGCGCCATGAGTTATGATGGGACTTGGTTAGAGGAACTCATAGAAGGTTATCAAACATTGGCAGTTGAGGGGCGAGAAATGTATTCTCTCAGCTTTGAATCACAAGAAATGCAAGTGGGAGGAGTAATCACCAATGTGAAATATCCTCCTCGGGAACTGACGATAAAATATAAGCTTGAGGATAGGGACCCTCGAGTATTACAAGAAAAGTTTGATACTTTAAAAGCGTTCTTGATTCGTCAAGAAGATGTTCCCATTATTTTTCATGATGATCTGGAATATACGTTTTATGGCCGTTTCCAAACTGCAGACAATGTTCCTGGAGATACTAATTCAATTATTTCAAGTTTTACTGTACTTTGTAGTGATCCATTTAAACACGGAAAAATTCAAAGTGTAAAAAATAAAGTCATTGAAGTTTTGCCTTATCCAGTGAAACCGGATAAACTGTCATTCAAGTTATTGACAGAGGGTTTACTTGCAACTGATGGAAATTATCGCTTGAAATCATCACAGGCTAAAAAAGGCGACCTTTTGGAATTTGATTTCCAATCTGGCAATACTTTTATTAATGGAAAAGTAAACAATAATCTCTTAGACCTTGATTCTGATTTTAAAAATATCAGATTGACAACTGGAACAGATTTTTCAAGTTCAAACTATGAGTTAACGATTCAATATAGAAAGGCGGTACTTTAGTGAGTAATATCTTATTTTTAGATAAGATGCAACAAGTCATTAAAAGTTATGATTCTAACGAGTTTATAGAATGTGTTCAGACAAAAGAAATCACAACCAACGCTTCTGAATTAATGAATGACACACTTTCAGTTTCTTTACCTTTTGATGGAACAATTAAAGATGCAAGCTATATTGCTGTCAATGATACAAAAGAGCAGGAGTTTTCTTTATATCGAATTTTAACCGTAAAAGACGAAGATAATCTGCTTTCATTTGAAGCTGTAAATTTTGCTGTCGATGAACTAGATAATTTTATCATTAAAGATATAAGACCTAAAAATAGGTCTTTTTCTTATGTGATTAATCAGCTTTTATCTGATTCAGGTTGTGACTGGGTATTAGGTGTCTGTGAACCAATTAAAACGGTTTCCAGTACTTTCTACTATACTTCCATGCGAGAAGCGCTCAAAGCTTTGCAAGAGTTAGGTTCTGAGTTTACCTTTTCTATTGAAATTACAGGAAATAAGATTACTAAAAAAATCATTAACTGCTATAACCAAATTGGGAAAATAACCAATAAACGATTTGAATATGGAGAAGAAGTTCTAAAAATTGTCCACCAACAAGACCGCACAAATATTGTCACTGCCTTAATTGGACGTGGGAAGGGTGAAGAAGTTGGTGACGGTTATGGGCGAAGAATTGAATTTTCAGATGTTGAATGGAAAAAATCTAATGGAAAGCCCCTTGATAAGCCTAAAGGTCAAAATTGGATTGAATATCCAGAAATGACAAAAGAATATGGCATTCCGTCCAATGGAAAAATGCTTCCTCGAAAAACAGTGGTTGTTTTTGATGACGTGGAAGATGCAAGCGAACTTTTGCAAAAGACTTATGACCAACTGGCTTATTACTGCCGACCGCTCATTCAGTTTAGCACTGAGATATTGGGGAGTGATTCAATTGGAAATACTGTTTCAATCCACAGAGGGAATCGAAATTATCACTACCAAACCAGAGTCTTTAAAGTGGTTACTGACCATGTTAATGGGCGAGTGCAAGCCAGCCTTGGTGATAATTTAAGCGGAAACTCAATTAATCGACAACTGTCACAAGTTCAAAGCAATATCTCTGACCTTGATAGCAATAAAATGACTTGGTATGACTCAACAGAGATTGGGAAATATCAAGACGATATTATGCGAGGTGCTGGTGCGAACGGTGGCTCGATTTACATGGTCAACGGAATTGAAGCTGGTGTATCTCAATCAAGAGAGACCTATGAGCAAGTCTTTATGGATGGTCCAAAGATTCAAGATTCACAGTATTTCATGATTCAAAATAATGCTGGAATATCTTTCAAGCAATGTAAAAAAGGTCAATGGACGACAATCCAAGATGTTCATAAAGGAGCAAGCACAACCGCTTGGACTTTAGACGGAACATTTAATGCTTCTTTCATTGCGGCTGGTATATTAGCAGGAGTTCTTATCCAAGGGGTTGTTGTTAAGTCAATCGGAAGTAATTCTTTTTTTCAATCTGTATTATCTAATGGCGCTTTTTCGATTGAGCAATACAAAGAAACAAATAACGTTGATTATACAAAGCCTGATTGGCAAAAAGATGTCCACGGTGGGAAAGTTGGGGAGTTCATCGGAACTTATGACGGGAACACAAAGAAGGCGAACGGCTCAGCTTTAATTAATTACCCGGGTTATATTTTTTCTATCAACCAAGATGACGGGAATGGTTCTTCTACTCCGGTTTTCCAAGTTCCGTCTGATTCAACTTTTGATAAACCTAAGTTTAAATTATTTGGAGATGGAACACTTCAGGGCGATATTAATATCAAAGGTAACTTTTACGTTAATGGTGTAAAAATTGATACCAACGGTGGAGGAAACTCTGGTGGTGGTGATACAGGTTGGAATGGAAAATACCCACCAGAAGTCACAAGTGATCGTGATAAACGCTACTGGCAAATTTGGGCAATGGCGATTGGAGCTGGGTTCTCTAAGCAAGCTGCAGCTGCTTTACTCGGAAATGCACAGGGTGAATCTGATGCTAACCCAACGGCTGATGAGGGTGGCGGACGTCCTGGTTTCGGTTATGGGGTTTGGCAATGGACGGATAGTTCAGGCGCTAGCTCTGGACGTGTTTATATGATCAACCTTATGACACGAGCTGGAGTCACTGATGACCCGGACACCATCACTGCACAATTCAAACTTTTGATGTGGCATGCACCAAATGGGCAATGGATTGCGACAAGTTCTTATCCATATTCTTGGACTCAATTTATGACATTAACCGATATTAACACAGCAGCACAAGCGTTTGTTTCAAACTTTGAGCGTCCCTTAAATTCACATCCAGAACGGAGTACTTGGGCACAAGAATGGTACGACAAATTTGTTAATCTTGAAATTCCAAGCGGCGGAAACTATATTGCCCCGATTTCAAGTCCAATCACAGTATCAAGTGAATTTGGTTGGCGAACAAGTCCGATTACTGGGGCACAAGAATTTCATAATGGAATAGACTTGGTCAATGGAAACCCAAATACTCCAATTCTTGCTTCCGCAGATGGAACAGTTGTTAGTGCTGCAGATCCGTATTATTTTGATTGGTATGGGAATTGGACAGTGATTAAACATGTGGATGGAATGTACACAGGATATGCACATCAAAGTCGGGTCGATGTCGCCGTTGGTCAGAATGTTAAACAAGGCCAACAAATCGGTCTTATGGGTACAACAGGACCGAGTACTGGCGAACATTGCCATTTCCAATTTATGGATGAATTTTACCCATCGTCAAATGCACATTTCCATAATGCAAGAGATTATATCAATTTTTAGAAAGGGTCTTTTATGACAGAACATTTTATAACACTGTCCACCACAGAGCCTAATAACAATATCGGCATTGTTAAGTTAAGACATGCGGATGTCAACAGTCAAGCGATTGTTGCTCGAATTGTAGAGAATGGTCAACCCAAGAGTTTTGAGGGGCTACAGCCATTCTTTTGTTTAATGGCTCAAGAAGTCACAGGTCAAGGTGTTTCAGAAGAAAGCATTGTTTCTTTTGATGCCAAAAATGGAACATTGAATTATATTGCCAGTGACAATGCGCTTCAAATGGTTGGACGAAATGAAGCTTATTTTAGCTTTAGGAAACAAGCTGGTGATCAGTGGATTGAACAGTTTTCTACTCGAACTTTCCATTATATCGTTGAAAAGTCGATTTACTCTCAACCTTTCAAAGACTCAAACTATTGGTGGACTTTCAAAGAGTTAAATCGAATCTTCAATCAATATATTGAAGATGGTAAAAAGAGCTGGGAAGAGTTCGTGGAATCCAACCGTGAAATTCTTGAATCCATTGACCCAGGAGGGGTACTTTTAGAAAAAGTTGTTGACATTGAAAAAATTGTGAATGAAAAAGTTCCGACTGGCTTCAAGTTTGTTTTAGAGCATGATTCTGAATACCAACCAGAAGTTAAAGTTACTTCATATAAAAATGCGATTGGTACTGAAACGGATGGTTTAGATACTGGGGCAGTCTTTGGTGGGGAAACCATCTATAATGTACCAGTTGCCTTGAGCTATGACCGACAAAAAGCTTATGTAGAAATGCCTAAGTTTTATACTTTATACGGAGAAGTTATTTTGATTGACGATGGAACGCTATTGATTATCAATCAAACACAAGTTTTATGCTTTAAAATGACTGGCGCAAAAATAACAAAAGGTTATCTTTTTGAAGAGTAAAGAATAGGAGAAAAAATGGCTGAATTAACAAAGGTTTATCGCGGCATGCAAAATGGTGCCGAAACAATCAATGATAATTTAAACAAACTGAACACCAGTACTGTTCAGAAAACTGGGGATGAAACAATTGCAGGAAAGAAAACTTTCTCTGATGATACGACTGTTAATAATTTAAAAATTAACGGAACCGTGACTCGTCCCAATAAAAAAGTGCTTTTATCTGGGGCGTTTTGGATGCAAGCGGGTCAGGTAGTCACACCTTCAAAGGCATTATCAGCATGCGAAAATGGTTGGTTGCTTCACTTCACAGAATATGAGTCTGGAATGGATGAAAATACTAAAAAGGGGTTGAATCATTATTATTTTGTACCCAAAGAAAGTGCGCAACTTGCGGACGTTGGGACATCATTCCCCCTTGTAACCTCTGATGGAACAGTAACACTGAAATATCTGTATATTCAAGGCACTAAAATTACAGGTAATGCGGCCAATGAAACGGCAAATTCTAAAAAGTTTGTTTTGCAGCATGTTTTGGAGTATTAAATTAGAAAGTAGAGATTAATGGAGTATCAATTATTAGGAGTTTCAGGACTAATCTTAATTATATTAGGACTGACATGGTTAAAAGACGGGGAGAAAATGGACCCGCCATTAAGAAAAAGAATCATTATCGATTTAACGACAATTCTTTTATTTTGGATTGTATTTGAGTTTTGGAACTTTTCAAAATCCAGAACATATGAAAATGAAGTGAATTGGATTATTAATGGTTCACTTGCTTTCTTTGGCGCACGAATGATTCAATTGATTTGCCAAGTAAATCCGATGTTTCAAGAGTTAGTAAATTACTTGAAATCTAAGAATGGCAAAACAGATGCTATTGAAAATGATACGGAGGAAAACAAATGAAAAAAGTAATTAAAAAAGCTGCCATTGCTATGGTAGCTTTCTTTGTTGTTGCAGCAAGTGGACCAGTATTTGCGGCAGTCGGTGACCAAGGAGTGGACTGGTCACGTTATAATGGTTATCAGGGGAACTTCGGTTATTCTACCGATAAGTTCTCAATCTCTCAAGTTGGGGGCTTTAATAAAAATGGACTTTACTGGCAAGATGAGTATTCTTCACAAGTACAGAGTTCATTATCTCAAGGGAAACGAGCGCATACTTATATTTGGTGGGAAAGCGTGACAGATTACTCAACGGCTAAATATGTCCTTGATGCAATGCTTGCCAAGGTGACTACTCCAAAAGGTTCAATTGTAGCCTTAGATGCGGAGTCTGGGATTCAATCAACCGATGTCACGATGTGGGCTCTAAAGTATATTGAAGATCATGGCTATACTCCACTTCTTTATGGCTACAAAAGTTACCTTGTTCAAAGTTTCTTCTTAGACACCATTGTTCAATCTTATGGATTGTGGATGGCTGGTTATGGTTATAATACCGTGAAATCAACTCCTGATTATAATGACTTTCCAAGCTATGAGAACATCAAAATTTGGCAGTTTACTTCTAATTACGTGCCAGGCGGTTTAGATGGGAATGTGGATTTAAGTGGTATCACAGATAATGGATATGGCGGACAAGTCACACCGAATAATACTTTACCGTTTGAAGGGCGGAGTTTAGAGCAATTGGCATCCGATGTGCAAACTGGTAAATTCGGTAAAGGTGAGCAACTCAAAAAAGCCTTGGGGGATTACTACATTGGAGTGAACGCTATTGTCAATGAACGTGAGAAAAAAGTCACGGCTAATGAATCTCATGGCACATTAGCCAACCAAGTGCAAAAAGGCATTTATGGTGTCAGCCCAGACCGTCCACGACTTCTTGGAACTTATACAAATGAGGTTCAAGACAGAGTCAATGCGGATGCTTATAAGGGAATGCAAGTTGCACGAACTTACACCGTACGCTCAGGAGATAATCTTTCATCAATTGCTAGCCGTCTTGGAACGACAGTTCAAAGTCTGGTTTCAATGAATGGCATCTCAAATCCTAATTTAATTTATGCTGGTCAAACACTAAATTATTAAAAAATAACCCTGACTACGGTCAGGGCTTTTTCATTATGTCTATTTCAAAAATCATACTTTAGTACGATTTTATAATTGCCCTAACTGTTATATAATATAATCGAGATTATTATCATACACGGAATAGGATGAGATTTATGAAAAATTTGAAAAAGAAGGCAGTAATAGGTGTTATTTTAGGGCTCTTTATAGGATTATCATACGGCTATATCATTCATAACATGGCGCTTGGTATTTGTATCGGGTTGAGCTTCAGTGCAATGAGTTACTTTAGGTATAGAAAGTAAATTAACCCCGCTTCGGCGGGTGTTTTTTGTTGTTCTATAAAGGTGCATAGTTATGCTATAATAGGAGTTAAATATTGCCTAGAAAGAAGTCAAGAATATGCTAAGTGATCAGTTGGTAGAAAAAAGTTTAGAAGCATTCATAGTTGGTTTAGAATTATACAATAAACCTACATTGCGATATAGAATAGAGGGGTTTTCTTATTTTATCATTAACGCATGGGAATTAATGCTTAAAGCCGAACTGTTAAATCGTGGAGAAAGCATATACTATCCTGATAATCCTGATAGAACACTAGCAGTAAGTGCTGTTATTAGCAAAATTTATACTGATAAAAATCAAATTTTAAGAATAAATCTTGAAAAAATAATTGATTTAAGAAATATTAGTACTCATTATATTACTGAAGATTATGAATTAAAGTATGCCCCACTTTTTCAAGCTTGCGTCTTAAATTATACGAATGAACTTAAAAGATTTCATGAAAAAGATGTGACAGAATATATTGCACAAAACTTTTTGACTATTTCTTCTAGCTATGAGCCACTAAGCAATGAACAAATTAAAATAAAGTACCCTCCTGAAATTGCGGAGAAATTTATACAACAAGCAAACGATATTGATGTATTAGCAACTGAATTATCTTCAGATAAGTTTGCTATTGGAATCAAGCAAAATTTGTATATTACTAAGAAAAAATCTGAAGCTGATTTTGTAGTTTCTATAAAAAATGGTACTAAAAATGGTGTGGCAATAGCTAAGGATGTGAAAGACCCGGCTGATACTCACAAATATACGTATAATTTAATTATCATGGCTGTTAGAAAAAGATTGGAAAAACAGTCAATAAAACTTAATTATGCTAAAGGATTTAATTCATACGTATTAAATTTAGTTATGGATTTTTATAATATAAAGCAAGATAAGAAGTACACTTACATTCATAAGTTAGGTAATAATGAACAATGCACCTACTCTGAACAATTAGTAGAATTTATCGTTTCAGAAATTAAGAAAAATCCAGATAAATTTGTAGACAGTTTAAAATCTTAACAAAAAAAACACCAAATTTGGTGTTTTTATATTTATAAACATAAAAACCTCCGACATTTGTCGAAGGCTTAATGAATAACCCCAGGTACATAGGAATGCTCACTGCATAACAGCTACCCCATTTTGGGACCCAGTCGTTTTCCTTCACAAGTTACTCTTCTTAGTTTCATTATATACAAAAATAGTAAAAAAGGCAAATATCATCTTCTTAATATTATAAATGTAATTCTCGCCCTCCGGGGCGTTTTTCTTTGTTCTCGTTTAGAAGTTTGCTATAATTAAATTTCTAACACTGACACCCCTTAATTGGGGGTCTTTTTTTAGTTTAATTTAAGCAACTGAATCTATAATACGATTACCAATAATAAATTTTTTCATAAATTTACTCTTTAGCGTCCCTCTCCTAACTGGGGCGCTTTTTTCTTGACAAAAAATAATGATAGCGCTATAATAAATCATCCTGATATTTTATTTCCTTGAGCTTTCTTCATCCATGAGAAGCTCGTTATAAAATTTTTCTTAAATGCCTCCTCCCCTTATGAGGCATTTTTTGATATAAAAAAGCACTAGCATTAAGCCAGTGCCGAAAAGTGATTAGAGCAAGGTATGAATAATATAGTGCGGAACTAGATTAACTTGCAATAACTTTTATAATATTATCAATTTTATGAACAATTGTCAATAATAATATGTTATAATTTAGGCGGGATGATTGTGGGATTTCATCCTATTTCTATAGTTAAGCTGCTCTTCGGAGTGGCTTTTTTGCTTGCTATTGTATTTAAATTTTAAAGTGTTATACTAAGCCTATAGAGAGTTACTCATCTCTCTATAGGCATATTCCGTCCTCCTGTCATATTGGGCGGTTTTTTATATCAGTTTGACTTTACGAAAGTATAGTGATACACTTGCGTTAGGGAGTCAGTCACTCCCAGCTTATTTCAGTCACCCTCCCACATTTGGGGTGGCTTTTTGTTTATCATTGCAATACCTGATTAAAGTGATATACTTAACGTAAGGTTGGTACTTCGAAAGCACCAGCCCTCATCATTAGCCACTCAGTCGGGAGTGGCTTTTTTATTTTCCATTATTGTTGACCTCAGCAATATTTGGTATTATGCGGTTTGTGAGTTTGTGACCCTCATTTTTGATGGTCGCAAAATATGCTATAATATAAGTGTCTCCGTTTAGTGTCTAGGCGGAGATTAGGTTCTTTAGCTCAGTTGGTCAGAGCTAACGGCTCATAACCGTTCGGTCGCTGGTTCGAGTCCAGCAAGAACCATAAATTAAATGGAGAGGTGGAAAAAGAGGGGCAAAACTCATCAGCTCTATTATACTGCTGTTATAAAAACTCCCCTCGCCTCCATTGAATGGATTTTATAGAATTCTATAGTATTAGAAATCGCTCAATAGAGCGGTTTTTGTTTTTTATAATGCGATATGATACGATATAATCGGATAACAGTTCGATGCATCACTGACAGAAAGCATTGCAAAGGTTCTTAGGAATCGGACAAGATGTTCTATTTGGTCAAGCTACAATTAAAGACATGCAAAAACAGCTTGGAACAACACAAGATAGAACTATTAGCCCAGTTTCTGATTCTGTCAAAGAATTACAAATTCGATTGAATATGGATATATTCTAAGAAAAAGCCTGCATTATGCAAGCTTTTTTCATTTAAAGGTATATAGATATTAAATTTATAATATGATTGGTAAAAGTATTGGAGCATGGGCTGTTTATATATTTTTCGGAATTAGTGGATATTTAATTACAGCTAGTTCTTTTTCAAATAGTGTTCCGCAATACTTAATTAAACGTATTGCACGCATTTTTCCAGCTTACCTTGCTATTCAATTCGTAACAGCATTTATATTTGCTCCCCTTGTAACACTTTTAAACGGTGATAGTATCGCTAAATTATGGGAAACTCCAGTTACGCCT